ACCTCCCGCAACTCTTAATGTTATTTTCCCTGCATTAGTGCCGTTTGATCCAGCGGATAAACAAAATAATGTAGAGGTTGAAGCAAGGTTGTGAGGTCGAAAATGCGTACCCGTAAGGGCTACCGGCGTAGTTCCGTTTAATGTTACGGTTTGCGGCGTCTGTATATTGTAATCCGAATCAAGGGAAGAGACTAAAACGGTTCTAGCCCCAGTGCCCCCGCTAGTATCATTTGCATCATCACTTACTATTTCCCAAGACTCAGAAGAAGTTGCAAGAGTCATATTACCCCCACCGCTCCAAATATCCGTAAATTGGGTATTGTCTGCATTTGTATTTCTGCAGACTAGCGCGGCTTGGCTGTAGCCATCAACAAGACCTAAGCCAACCTGTATTAAAAAATCAGTAGTTCCAATCCTGCTCACGCAGACCACTCCCCAGCCGCTAAAGTGTAATACAAATCAAGTATATCATTTTTTGACGGTAAAATAGTCGATGTACCGCCGTTAATTTGGCCTGATATCGTCACCAACGCATTGCGCCTGATCACCGTAACCTTTTCGCCATCTCCTGGGAATTGGTTAAGATTTATAGTTAGCGGCGATGAATTGTTGCAAATAATAATAGATGGCTCTGTGGTGTCAAAGCTAGTTCCGGTGGCCTCAAAGATTAGAGTCTGCCCGCCACCTTCGGAGGTGTCAGCGCTTGATGAGATATCAAAATCAAAAAAATCATCTTCCGCACTAAAGTAACTATTTGACTCTACTAGCTCAGATATTATTATATTTTGCCTTTGAATGGACGCTTCTAGCTCCTCCACTCTCTCAGCAAGGCTATCAATAATAGCTTGAGAACCGAAATCATCAGAGCTGTCAGTATCTACATCATCAGTCTGTATTCCAGGCCCATAAACGTCACCATTTAAACCCCCATCAATAGCATCATCACCGGCACCAGTACGAACCCACATGTCATGCTTCCAACGGTTGTCATACTGAAACCATGCGGCAAATTCAGCGGTTAGCGTTCCGTCTGGATTTGAAATCCTTAAGGGTGGCTGTATGACGTACGGGTCTACCTTTGTACTCATTGCCCAACCTCGATGTCCGCATTGGCGCTAATTAATACAACTTTTACCGGGTCTGTTACCTTAAACCTAAACATGCGCTCATAGAACGAGCCTAAATCATTCCAAGCCAGCGGTATCATCGAGCCGTACTTGCCTTGTTCGCCCATATCAGCCCATCGCTCAGCCGACCAGCTATTGCCACCATCATCGCTGTAGCTCATCATTATTTGAGGGTCTGAGCCTTGCCCACTTAAAATACCCACCCCACGCTCTACAACAATCTCTAGGCGCTCCATGAATATTTCTTTACCTGGCACACCGAAAGACTTACCACTTACTTTTGCTGTGTCTCTCTGTCTAAATATTGTGTCGCCGTTGTCTGTGTAGGTGTCAAAGTCGAGTTCGTATATGTTTCCGTTTCGTCTGTCACCCACGAGATGGCGGCCATAGCAATAAGCATAAGAGCCGAATAAATGAGGGCTATTCTCACCATAAGATAAATTTGTCCATCCTGCGCCCTCACTAAAAAGCCATGTTTCATGATCAGGAAAGTTTAATAGGTAGAAATTCTGATTATTAAATGTAAAGCAATGACCTACGGCATTTGCTGTAGTTGAATATCCATCGATAGCCCTACCAATAGACGGGTTACCAATAGGTTGAGGTTGTAAACCTGCTAACCTATACGGCTGTAGGTCACTGCCCAAGAAATACATAAAATTATTGTTTGAGCTAATCGAATTAACAGCGCCCAAACCTATCTCTTGAACTGAATTTTGAATTATATCGTACGGGGGGTTTCCTACACCTGACGCATAATACGGGGTGATTGATTCACTACTAAAAACAAAAAGCTGATCCTTAAAGGCGTAAACCGCTAAGGAATCATCAGGTTTATTATCGGCACTCGTTACATTTACGCTATTAACAGTTATTGGCGATCCTAGATCAGCAAAAATAACATCTCCATTATTACCATCATAAACTACGCGATTCTTAATATAAGTTACTGTGTTAGATGTATATAAATCAGGGTCAGTGCCAAGTGTTACTGCTGCGCCATCATATATATAAGGCTTGGTTGTCTTGGTTGTTATTATGAGATTGTTATTATCTTCTGTTAAAACACACCGCTCATAGCCGTTTATAGTATCAATTAGGGTTTCAACGCCTAGACTATCAACCTTGTACAAACTCTGGCCGGATACCTTGTAGAGTTCATTTTTGTACACACCCATACCCCGATCAATACCGGTGGTTGTTGCCCATGGCTTTAACCCTGGAAAAGGTTGGAATGCTGCAATAGTTTGATTGTCTGGGGAGGTGTTATTTACTTCAATATAAAAATTCTTAGTGACCTGAGAAGCTACTTCAAGCGATCTACTTGTGTACGTTGGGCCGACTAATGGGATAGGTACGTTAGGCACTAGAAGTCCTCTACATCACGCGGGCATTCGTACGTACCCGAAATATAAGCCGATATACCAACCAAAGCTCTGCTAGCGTCATCCCTCAATCGTGCATACCTGCCGTCTGGTATTCCTTCGGATCTTTCAAAAGCCATTATGGAAACCACATCCTCAACAAACTCATCGGGCACTGAATCCGCTGGACCCCAAGTAACTAAACCCATTTCAGCCAGTCTGGCGTAGGTTTGATCATAGGCATCATCCATATCTGCGGCTAGCTGTGATTCTGCAGTTTGACCTATAGCCAGCTTACCCAGCTTGCGTAAAGCTCTATTCCTGCACTCTGCTTTTGTTTTTGGCATATATCACCTATAAAAAAGGGGGCCTAAGCCCCCAAGTACAACAGGGGATGCATTTAGCACCCGAAGGTTTAGCTGTCTGCTGCTGCAGAATGGAATGAAGTAATCATGCCGTGCTGCTTGTTGTTGTAGAAGATTTTTTTGATGTCGTGCTTCATAGTAACACCAACACCCGACAAATGATCGTAATCATCTTCTTTACGGCGCTTAAATGAAGCCATACGACCGATATGCATACCTACAGCCTGAGCGCCACAGAAGAAGCCAACACCTACGCGGCTTGCTGTATCACCGGCATCATTAAGACCATCACCAGTAGCGTTAGCACCCCAAACACCATCGAATGGGCTACCAGTACCGTCGCCATCAATAAATACTGAATCAATTTCAGGTACTTCTTTGATGATTACGCCATCATAGTATAAATCGCCACCAGTCCAAATTGGGTTTTCGTCTTTGTTTCGTGGTAATGCGTTTTGTTGACGCGAATCAAGATCAGCACGCAAATCACGGAAAGCGTAAGAACCAACAAAGAAAACGAACATTGGCTCGTCGTTCTTAACCATTACAGGACGGATAAGAGGCGCTGCATTCTTAGCCATACGCTTAAGCAAAGAAACCATATCAGCGTCTAGCTTATCATTTGTAGTATCGATAGTTGCTAGAGACGCCGTGTGATCACCTGCCGTGCGGTTTGCTTTAGCAGCACCGTATAGAATTCGATCACCGTTGTTAGTGTTCCACGTGTCCATATTTGCAGCAGAAGCAGCAGTTGAACCAAAAGCACCTTCAGCGCCGCCGTAGTTGTAGTAAGTGCCGCCAGCTTCGACCGCCCCCATTGCCTGAATGATCTGGTCGCGCTTCTTCTCCATAGTCCAATTCATTAGTGAAGGACGTGCTTCACTGAATAGATCGAATTCTGAAAGCTCGCGCTCTTCGTTATCAATCAAGACACCGTTACGCCAGTATGTTGGCTGTCCGGTAGCAGCGTAGTTGCTTAGTGCTTCCTCATTCCCTGTTAGGGTAGATGAGCCATTTACACCAGCGCCGCTGAGCTTGCCTACAAGTGGGATTGATACTTTCTTTAAGTTTTTGTTCGTTTGAATGATCGCATTTTCATCAGCGCCAATATATGGGCCGAAACGACCTTCTCGAACATACTCTTTACGAACCTTGGTTTGGAACCGGGTCGTTTTGTTATCGGTGCTAATCGTAGAGTTAG